CCGAAGGACCTTGACGACTGACACCTTCTCCCCATTCTCGCCATACCAGCGAACATAAGGGGAGTTATACATACAACTTCCCCAGGAAGAGTTTTCTGGCGAAGCATAGGCGGCTAATGCGGTTTCGGGTGTGCTGCAATACTCAAAGGTGTATCTGTTATCGACAGGGAAATTGTCGCCTACCAGCTTGCAGAACCGATTGATCTCGTCGTCTGTCAGGAGTAAGCCGTGCTCTTTGGCCCTACCCTTAAGGAACTTCGACCAAGAACTTCGTTTTCGCTTGCTATCGTCGTCAGCATACTTCTTACAGGAGGGATAGCTCACCTGTCGCGGGTTGTCTGCGCTTTCCGTCACTGTAATATTAAACCAATCACCGGTTTCCAGGGAGTTTACGACCTTATAAGCAAGGTGGTAATCAGGGGCAGAATCAGAATCGGTGAGACGGAAGATAAGTGTCCTGAGATTCTTTATCAGGTTAGACCTTCGCTCTTTCAACGTGCTAGGCTTATCCCCTACCGGAACGCGGGAAGAGTCGATGAATGTGGCAAGGGATGCATGAAAGCAATCCGACCAAGCGGAAAACGGATCAACAGCGTGCAATGCGTCATCGCCGTGGAAGCCCGACACCCGCCAGAGCCGGCAACTAGCTTCTACTAGGTCTCCCACCGATAAATCGTGAACGACTCCGTGTTCATCTAAGCAACAAACAGGCATTAAGATACCCTCAAACAAAAACCCCCCTGGCAATCAGAGGGATAACAGGACAGGACTGCCCCCCCCCGATATTCTTGGCAAGCCGCCGGAGGGAAGGAGCAGACCCAACCACTTCAATGTATCGCTTCTGTCGCACTTATTGCAGTTCATAATCCTGCCCTTCATACTAAAGAGAGCGAGCCACCCGACTTCTCGTTGTGCGTTACGTTTCTTAATTGACTAATTTGGAATGGGCGCTAAACAAAACGGATTGCGTCTCTGTGCCCGATTGTCGAGACAAAGAAATAGCCCCGTCAACCAGACGGGGCTAATGTGCAAGGGAGGACTGTGACAGGCTAAGGCTTGAGTGAAGGTGCCTTCACGCTGCGCGGGCGAACGATATGCTGCCGCTCTGGCGCTTCAATACACGCGATGGCCCTCTCCAGCGTAGCAGTCGCTTCTGCTTTACCTCGCGCCGAACGCGCGTAGCTGCGCTGTCCCTTGCGAGTAAGAGCCGTATCGCTCTCCTCAACGAGAGAGCGGAGCACGCGCGAAGAGTGCTTGTAATAGGTGCCAGGACGGAACCGGGGAACGTAATCATTCGACAGGAAGTGACTGCTCATTTACCTTCCTCCGCAAGTCCACGCGTAGATGATAAACGCGATAGTCAAAGGACAGCACACTACCGCAAGACACACGATAGGCAGAAGGATGAAAGGGCCAAGCAAAACAGCAACCCAGCCGTGCCGGTTGATAAAGTTGTCAAACCAGTTCATTACGCGCACTTCCCTTCTGGCGTAAAGTCGGAATGGAACTGAACAATCTTGACTTCCCCGAACGACTCATCCAGCTTCTCGCAAGTAAACGCGATGCCCCTCGCGAGTGTGGCGCAATACTCCAAGCTAAGATTTCCTGTTGCAGTCTTGCTATAGTAGACAGCATACTTAGTCATCACGCAAACTCCTTCAGCAAGGCGTCAACCTTACGGGTAGCTATCAACACGTCAACATACATCAGCAGGCACACGCCTGTCAGAATGATTATGGCAAGCATAACAGTCCTCTTTACCGATACAAAGCGATGACTTCACCGCTCCGCAAGGCGTGCCTATGCTCTTTGAGTTCGGCCGCAGTGAACAAGTCCTTAGCGCGATAGGTGAAAGACATACCGGCTTGCATCGCGGGAACGTCGTCGTCAGACATCATATCGTTATAGTCGGCGGCCTTCTCGGCCGCCTCCTCTGCCTTCTTGCCTGCTCCGTCGGCACCAACAATCTGACTGCGCGACAAGGCAACGTAGGTGCAGATAGGATCACCATACGGAAAATAGACGCTAGCCGCGTGGAAGAGGGGTTTCATCGTCATACCCCCTTGAGCAAGTGCGCGTTCTTGCCATAAGTGTAGGCTGTGAACTGGTAATCTCCGTCTTGGAGCAAGCTAATGAAGCCGGAAACACTCTTCCCCCTCACAGTTACGGAAGCAGGCAGGGAAAAGAAGGTATCAGGCTCTGAAGTTACACGGGCATACCTACGCTTCCCGTCCTCGCACATACAATGCTTCACGGCGAAGACGCGGTAATATCCGAAGAGTTTCTGTTCTACCACAATGGCAAACTTCGTATCATCCATCGCCATACTCCTGTTTCGCCTAACAAGGCTCATTCAGCGAGGGCTCGATTACCCAAGGACAAGAGAGAGGGGTAGGGGGACGCCCGACAATCGAGACCCCACCCCATTGCAGTTACTCGGAGACATTCAGCATACAGTCGCATACAGTCGGCTGTCTGTCTATCGCAGGCGAGTTCGCTCTAGCGCAGGGACTTCCACCCATCGCACTCCTCGCGGCAAACCCTTTCGGCACTGGCGTAGACGCTGAACATCGGAGGCTACAAATGCGATGTTTAGCGCCCATTCTTCGCGGCCGAATAGGGATGATTGGTCTTCTCGTATGCCAATCGCAACGCTATACATCCCGCCTGTATAGTGGCTAATGATCCTATGGCAAGCTATGCCAGTGAACGCGATGTTACCTCAAGCTGCGCGGTCTGTCTCATCAGTGACGGGCGACCAATCCCGTCAGACTCCCTCGCGGGAGTTATCGACTATGACGAACACTTGTTAACTAGGAACTCAATGGCCCGTAATTGTGCAATTGTCAGATTGCATCCCAGTTCCCGTCGGCACCATTCAATATCTGCCCGTAGCTCTGGACTTCGGGTTGCCCAAGCTTCAAAGGCATCCTCCACTAGCCAAAGCTGGTTATGTTTGTCGGCCCTCATTGTCATATCTCCTTAAGCGTTCAGGCAAGCGACTCCGGCCATAGCCAGGAGTGAGACACAAGCGATGAGCAGGGTTCCCGCGTGCCCCGAGTAGACGTTAGCCACACGGAGGAGGTCGCAAGCGAAACCCACAAGGGCCATCGATCCGGTAATCACAACCCCAAGCATTGAGGCACAGAAGACTGTAAGCGAGCTCACGGTAGTATCTCCTTCAAGGTGTGTGGCCTGTCTCGTCAGTGACAGGGGGCCAATCCTGCCAGACTCCCTCGCGGGAGTTATCGACTTCCACCAGTGGGTGCAAGTTAGTCGGCGAACTCTTCAACGAAGTTCTTACACCGGCGGATCAAGTATTTCACGTCATCGACAGTCAAAGCTTTACCGCTGTTATCGGTGCTCAGTTCGGCACCTAAAGCTAGCATCGTCTCCATTGCCTTGGCTGCATCATTGATAAGGCGCAGAGCCTGTCTCTGGTCAGTCACTTTCTTAATCATTGCAGTATCTCCTTTGGTTTGAGTGGTAGCTGCTACTTCTTCGGTTCGGCTCTGATCACCTCTTCGCCTCTTCGCGTCTGTCACTCGGCCTGTCTGGGTGACACTTGGATGATACCGGGATGGGCGGTGAGTGTCAACACGTCATTTTGTAGTGCCTTGCTGCTATGGCCTAACACAATATGTTGTGGTGAGCCTGCTTCCGCGCACACGCTATTGTGAACCCACGCGCAGGTGATACACACACGCGATACAGGCTCACGCACATACGGGCCTAGCTGTTGACCAGGGGTGGGCCAGGGGATGAGACCAGCTTGACCAGGGGGCAGGCTTGTATACAGACTGATCGTTAGGGGCCTAACTATTGTCACACGAAGGAAGGCATACCTCGGATAACGAGGTATGCAGTCTGACGATGTATGCAAACAGATGTTCGATAGTTGTGCCTGAAGGGGGGCCGCTTCAACGCTTGAGAGCGCGAACAGACTACACGCCCGCGATACTAATAGACGCGCAGGCGAGCTAGGCACGAGCCAGGCACGCAGAGCAGGCATACTCTCATAGCAGGCTTCGAACCCCCCGATCCAACCCCATAGCGGGGGCAGGTGTGTAGATCGAGATGGGACCCAGAGTTCATAGTTTCAAGTTCCGCTGGGGTCAGGGTTCGTCTCTCTGAAAAATCACTTTGGGTTCGTGCCTGGAGATTACATAAAAAGATTACATATTTGGGGTTCTGGCACAATGACCCACACTTGGCGGGTTTGTGCCTGGAGATGAGGACGGTAGAGGATTGTGTGGCTGGAGATTACATAGCCGTGGCTGGAGATTACATATCGAGGCTGGCCCTATATCAGACACATTCTAGCTTCATCCTTCTTATACAAGTTAACTCAAGTGAGTAGAAGGGAGTAGAAGGGTTAACCCTTGTAAGCAAGAGGATGGGAATTAGTTATCCCCAGTAAGAGTTAGATATTAAGATTTAAGAGAGTAGCGATCCCTACTTCGTAGGGATCGCGTTATTGCGTTAGCAATACATTAGCGAGGAACGAGCGTATATATATACGAAGTATATATATACGCGAGAGACGAGCGTGGTCTTGTCCTCTGGTCATCGCGTGAAACTCCTTTTGCAAGTCGTGTCACAACTACCTCAAAACAGGGGTGCTATAGATATGGGAGTGCAATTAATATGCCGCACGGTGGATCAAGAGTGGGGGCAGGTCGCAAGGCTGAACCCTCCCGCAAGACGATGACGACTAAGGATAAGTGCAACGAACAATTCGATGTGCGTGCGAGTAGTGCGCTTCCCGAGTTGTTCGACACGATGTATGCTATCGCGACCGGCTACAAGGTCGGGGTCTACGAGCAGCCGAGGAAACAGGCGACGACGCAGGCGAAGACAGTCACCGGGGAAATCATCTTCGTGTATACTGTCCCTCCCGACAAGCAAGCGGCCCAGTACCTGATCGACCGGGCAGCCGGGAAGGCCGTGACCAAGAGCGCCGAGCAAACCGATACCGAGCTTACCCTGGAAGTGACGCTCACTGCACCGGAGACAGATGATGCATAGACACGCGATCCGCAAACCCTGGCCGAAGAAGTGAAGCACATAAAAGAGTGCGCCGATTGCCTCGAACCTTTCTGCGCTACCTGTGAGGACGATGCAGGCAAGTGCCCCGATTGCAAGATGAACCTGTGCAGCGACTGCTTCTGGGAGGCCGCCCAGGATCGGCAGAACCGATGCCGAAATTGCAGTGACCCGGAGCTTGGAGTTCTCACCTACCCCTATGCCAAACACGAACGCAAGTTACATAGACACTACATCTCCGGGTACCGGGGGGCGATGTGTGAGTGATACTGCCTCGATCCTCGAAGAAGCTGCCATCGTTCGTAAAGACCGGGCTGCCCGCGTTGATGATCCCGAGGGTAACTTCGCCAGGATCGCCCGTATCTGGGAGGTCGTCTTCGGGCACCCCGTTACTACGAAGCAGGTCTCCCTAGCGATGATCGGGTTGAAGCTGGCGAGAGAGTGTTACAAGCCCTGGCGAGACAACCTCGTTGACCTTGCTGGCTATGCCGACTGTGCCGCCGAGATTGAAGGATACTATGCCAAACCCTGTGAAGCCCCCGATGCACGAGGACATCAGCCACGAGTTCGACCGCGTGATGAACTACCAAATGCCGAAGTCAAAGCTGCCGTCGGCAGGGCCTGGGGCACCCACGACAGCGGCCCCTGACACGAACCCCTTTCATCACTTCATCGCTTGGCTGGGCAGCCTGTTCGGCTCTCCCGGTTCACAGCAGGCGCAAGCCAAGCAGCTTTCCCAGGGCGGCGCTTATCTCGCTAATGGCGGGAGACAGAGAACCCAGGGCGTCAATGACGTGATCGACCAAGCAGCGAAGTGAAGAAGAAGGGTGCGCCTCACGATTGGCTGCAATGTGGCTGCGGTCGGTGCTGCATCCGGCGACAACGATTTAACGAGATGTGCCGGGGTTTGAACTCTATCACCAAGCACGAACGGAGGGAACGCGTTGGACGAACTGCTGAAAGTAGCTAAGTCCCAGATCGGGACCGAAGAACAACCGATTGGCAGCAACTGGGGAGATAAGGTCAAAGAGTATCTGGCCTCGGCTGCCGTTCACTCCCCGGCCCCCTGGTGTATGGCCTTCGTGTGCTGGTGCTTCCGCACCGCCTTCCCGGCCGAGCGCAAGTTCCCCACCACCGCAAGTTGCACCTTCCTGCTCAACTGGGCGAAGGAGCAGGGTAAGATCGTGAAGCAGCCGAAGCCGGGAGACGTATTCCTGCTTCTGCGGTTGGGGGGTAAGACCGCCTTCCACACCGGGATCGTTGGCGGGGTGGGCAGCGTAAACATCTACACGATTGAAGGTAATAGCAACGCCAGCGGCAGTCCTGAAGGCTATGAGGTGCTCTCGCGTATTCGACGCTGGCGCTGGGCCAGAGTTGCTTTTGTTCGTATCGACCCATAGGAGACTAGCATCGTGGACATCCTCACTATTATCAAGATCGCGGGTTCGGGGGCGATTGGTCGGACGTGCGCTCACTATCTCCGCAAGCTGAGCCCGACGGCCTGGGCGACCGTTGCGACTAACTTCCAGAAAGCTTTGATCGCCGCGCAGAGTGCTGACGCTGATGCGTGCGGGCAGGTGATTGCCAGCCTCATCGAAGAGATTAAGTGACCCTCGGGACCGAGGCAATTATCTTTATCTACATCGTGTGGGCCATTAACTTCTGGCGCAACACTCACGGAAAGAATTAACGATGCCTAAATGCAACTACGGGATGGATCACGGCAAGGGTGATCCGAAGAACTCCTATGGCGATGACACGAAGAAGCCGCCGCTGAAGACGGGCAAGGGCGACCCCATTATGTCCAAGAGCACAGCAGCGAAGAAGGCCAGCGACGGCGACGATATGGGTAAGCCGGGGAAGAACTTCGGGAAGATTGCCGCCAAGGCGGGGAAGGCGTATGGGTCGGCCACTGAGGGAAAGAAAGTAGCTGGCGCTATTTTCCAGAAAGAACGCAAGGCCGGGAAGCTTTGACCCGAGTTCTCTGCCGCGTGATGGAGTGTGATGGCTGCAATGTCAGGTTGCTCTCCTGGTGGGACGATAGTTTCTGGCCCCTGATCGACAAGGCGCAGGCAATAGGTTGGGAGCGCCCTGGCGAGAAAGACCTTTGCCCTAACTGTGCAGCGAAGCCCCGCGAAACCGGGGGGAGGGTACTATGATCTGTGACAAGTGCCTCGCGCAAACGAAGACCGTTTACAACAAGATGCCTCTCTGCGAACCCTGCATCCAGAAGGTGAAAGAGTATCGCAAGAATGGCAAAGTTTCCGTTGCTCACCCCGGAGGGGGTGAAGTATCAGGCGCTCCCGTCGCAGGCTAAATTCCACCAATGCAATGCTCCCTATAAGGCTTACATCGGCGGGTTCGGTAGTGGGAAAACGCTCTGCGGTGCCGTTGAAGCGTTTCTCACCGCGCTCAAATACCCAGGAACTTATGGCATCGTTACCCGCTGGAGTTATCGAGAACTTGAAGCAACTAGCTTCAAAACTCTCCTCGACATCATCCCCCCTTCCTTCATCGAAAAGCAATACAAAAACCAATGCCTCGTCGTCCTGAAGAACGGCAGCCAGATACAGGGATTTAACCTCCAGAACCACAAGCGCCTCACCTCCCTCAACCTTTCCTGGTTCTGGATCGACGAGGTAACGGAAATCCCCGAGGACAGTTTCCTCCAGTTGCAAGGGCGTATGCGAGGTAAGCCGCCGCGCTGTGGCTGGGTTACGGGGAACCCGAACGGCAGGGATTGGGTCTACAAGGCTTTTGTTGAGCAGTCGCGCAAGGACTATGCCTTCTTCCACGCCAAAACCTACGAGAACACCCACCTCCCACAAGACTACGTTGACAACCTCCGAAAGTATTATCCGGCCGAGTGGGTCGAACGTTTTATGGAGGGGAGCTTTGATGCGTTCGAGGGACAGATTTTCAACGAGTTTTCCACGACGCAGCACGTTATTCATCCCAACGATACGTTCCCAATCCCCCAGGAGTGGCCGCGCTACCGAGGCATAGACCTGGGGATTTTCCACCCCACCTGCTGCCTGTGGGCAGCGATGGCCCCTTCGGACGACCTGTTCATCTATGACTGCTACTACCAGCGCAACAAACTGGTGAGTGAACACGCCGCCGAGATTAACCGACGGTCGGGCAACGACCTCTTCGAGTGGACGGTGATTGACCCCAGCGCCAATCGCCGGGACAGCATCACGGGAGCGACGATCAAAGATGAATACCGCAAGCTCGGCATTAACACGATTGATGGGAACAATTCGATCTTGGATGGAATCAGCCGTATCAAAGAGTTACTCCGCGTTGACCCGTCTCATCCCCATCCTGTCTCTGGTCGAATGGGGTCTCCGCGCTTACACATTATGCCGGGAACTTGTTCCGAGCTAATCTGGGAACTCTCCCAATATAAGTGGAAGGACCAGCGGCCCGACAGCACGGCGAAGGAGAAAGAGGAGCCCGTTGATCGGCACAACCACGCCATCGACCCTCTGCGCTACATCGCGATGCAGAACCCTCGCTCCCACGATGTCGGGGGAAATAAAGGCGAATGGAACAGGTGGGAGAAGCTGCTCGATGATCTTCGCGGCGATGATCCCAATCTTTCTAAAGACTTCCGTATCGGCCAATGGATACCGGACTAGGAGGGGATAATATCCTGTGTTAATAGTGGTGGGGGGAGACCCGTTTGATGCTCTGGACTTCCTGGGAGACACGGCTCACGAGAAGCTGCAACGGGGTTTTGTTAAAGATGAACTAGGTTTGTTTAATCGTGTCCGGCTGGATCAGGTTGAACCCCGGCACACACACTATTACGATGATGCCTCCTGTCACTGGCATCGCGTGGTGACGCCGGACTAGGAGAGGTGAATGGCTTACGCAGAAGACGTTAGGGTAACGGGCACGCTCGGGAAGTTGAACGATGCCGTGGGTATTAACTACCCCACAATGGCGACGACTACTTTCCAGTTAGTCGGCTCCCCCACAATGACGGTGACGTTTGAGGCAAACAATGATGAGGGGGCATCCCCGACCTTCGTTCCCATCCCGGCGGTCAATGTAGCAACGGGCGCTTCGTCTACTACGGCAACGGCGGCAGGGCTCTACCGGATTGAGGCATCGGGTATTCGCGTCCTTCGTGTCCGGTGCAGTAACTACACCTCGGGATCGTTCGCCGTCACGGGCAACGGGTCAGTAGCTGCGACGACGGATGGGACCGCATCGACAGGTTCCTCGGGCACCACGACCGCCAACCAGGGGACGCCCAACGCCGCCGGCACGGCGTCCTGGCCGGTGCAGGGCGCGGCGGCGGCGGGCGCTGCGGTGGCGGGGAACCCGGTGCTGATGGGGGTCAGCGACGGGACGAACGTGCAGACGCTCAAGCAAAGCCCGGTCACAACCAGCAACGGCTCTAATGTGGGCCTCGGTTATAGCTCGGTGGGACTCGTGAGCGGGGCGGGCACCGCCGAGCCGTGGCAGTCCGTCGCGGGCCTTACTGACGCGATGGGGCACTGGATCGGGACGGTAGCCCCGTATGGCTATAATGGCCTATCCTGGGACCGCGTCCGCAATAACGGCGACGTCACCCTCCTCGCCTCCGGATCCCGCAACACGACGCAGACGAGCGCGGATATCGTCACCTATAACGCGCACTCGATTATCGTCACCCTTGATATGACGGTCGTTGGCACGGGCAGCGTTACCCTGTCGATCAACTACAAGGACCCGGCGAGTGGGAAGTATATCCCCCTCCTGACTGGGGCAGCGGTGACGACCAACTCCACCAATATGTATACGATCAACCCGAATATCCCCGCTGTTGCCAACGTCTCGGCGCAGAAGGACATCGGTCGTGTTATCCAGATTGTCGTTACTGCAAATAATACCAACTCGGCCACCTTCTCGGTTGGCTATACCCTGATGAGCTAGGAGGCACATCTTGGCCGTAACCACCAATCAACTTCAGACCGTGATTAGCTCCACACCCTTCCGGCAGCGTGTTGAGTATGCCATTGTATTAGCGGCCCTGGCTGTTGCATCCGAAGCTACTAGCACGACATCGCACGCGCAGCGCAAGTCGCTCTCCGCGAGTATTCTGAATAGTCCTGACAACTTTGTAACCCAGTTCGCGCAGGCTATCGTTACGCAGTTTCCCCTATCGACAACGAATATGGTAACTGTTAACTCCGCGCCAAATGCTGATGTGGATACGACTGACGCTACGATTTCCACTGAAGTGTCGTCGGTCTACAACGCTATGTTCATCTAGACGAGACCGCGAGACATAATGCCAACCTATGATTACCAGTGCAGTGCGTGCGGCAAGGGTTTTGAGTTCAAGGTTCCGATGGTCAATCGGGACCTCCCTGTTCAATGCGACTGTGAACACCATGGGCTAGCTTGGCGGCAGTTCTCCCCGAACCCCAACGTGATGATCCCCCTGCGCTTCGGGCTTTCCCGAACGTGGCATATGACCGAGCAGGGTTCGAGCGAACACGGGATGGTGGGGAACAACAGCCAAACCCATTCCCCCCAGCGCTAGACGTTCCGGCAGGCGTTCGATAAGAATTGGAAGAAAGCGGGAGGTTCGTTATAAGAAGGTCGCGTCACGAGAACGATGTTTACAACACCCCAGAAGCCTTTGTTCGCGAGGCGCTCTGCCTTGTGCCCGGTAGCCCCGACATCATTCTTGACGTGGGGGCCGGGAATGGTGTATGGGGCAAGATCGCTAAGCAGGTATTCTGCCCCTGCGCCGTGGCTGGCTCTGAGATAAGGGACATCCCGCAATGCCCCGACTACTGCGCGTGGGGGATAGGCGACTTCACTGAACAGAGTTGGTCGGGATTTGATCTGGTGATGGGGAACCCTCCCTACTACTGTGCAGAACTATGTGTCAGAAAGGGATTAGATGCCCTGGTCGATGGGGGGCATTTAGTGTTCCTGCTTAGACTTGCATTTCTAGAAGGTAAGGGACGCGCCGCCGGTCTCTTCACGGAGCATCCCCCGAAACTGGTTTGTGTGTGCCCTGGCCGACCCTCGTTTTATGAGGGAAAGAGCGGGATGACGGCCTTCGCCTTCTTCCTCTGGCAAAAGGGTTGGTCCGGGGAAACTCAACTTAATTGGGGTAATGACTATGAACGAAAGCGGTTGGAACACATCGCTCGACGATGACAAGTTAGAGAACTTTAGCCCCGAGCCCCCCGAGGTGCAGGACGACGTGATCCGCCTCTCTGATAAGGAGACGACTAAACTCAAGCAGCGCCTGAAGATCAGCGAGAAGTTCAAGGAGCAGGAGTGGAAGAAGCACTACGATACTTCTCTCCGCTTGCTCCGGGGCATCCACTGGCCGGAAGGCAAGGCGGGTTCCAACGAGGAGCAGCGCGTCATCGTCAATATGATGTATCCCATCGTGAATACGAAGGTATCGACGATTGGGTTTCGCTATCCCGAGTTTGACCTGACCCCGATGAACTCGCAGTCGGCCGACCGGGCCGACCTTGCCACCAGCGCGATGCGCTATGAGTGGAAGGTGAGCAAGACGCAGCGCGAGGCAGTGCGGGCCTTGCACGACAAGGAGATTTTCGGGTTCGGCGTGGTGATGACGGGCTGGCAGTTCGAGACCAAGACCGGGATCAGCCGGGTAGACGGCAGGAGCGAGGTGGAAGGCGAGGACCAGAATGAACCCCTCGACTTCGACAAGATGGCGCAGATGGTTAGTCAGACGGGAGCGCCCTCCGTTGACGTGCCCGCCGATGAGGTGACGGTCGATCAGTTCTACTGCCGCCGCATCTCGCCCTGGAACTTCCTCATTGACCCCGAGGCCGATTGGGTTCTCGACAACCACGAGTTCCTTGGGCACGTCGAACTGGTCCCGCTCACCGTCCTGAAGAATGACCCGCGCCTGAAGAACACGAAGGACCTCAAGGGGACTTCGCAGGGGATGCGCTCGTTCCTCGACAATGAGACGCTGAACCGGGACGAGAGCCAGCACCCCACCGACATCAAGCGCGTGAAGGTCTATCACTACTTCGAGAAGCGGCGGCAGCTTTACGTGATGTTCTGCAACGAACACGACAAACCCCTGCTCGTGCAGAAGTGGGCCTGGGAGCACGGCCGCTATCCTTTCCGCGTGATCTTCGCGCCGAGGGATGAGGACCGCTTCTACGACGTGTCCCCGCTGGAAGTGGTGCAGAGCCAGCAGGAGGAGCTAAATGTCACCCGAACTATGCTGCGAACTCATATTAGGCGTAACGCTCGTAAATACTCTTGTGCTCGGGGGATGCTTGATCGTAATGCAAAGCTTCAACTCAAGTCTGCAATCGACGGAGCAATCATTGAGCATAATGGGGGACCTGATGCGAAGGTCATCGTCCCGATTGACCACAATCCTCTGGTTCCTGAAATTTACAAAACCGACGAGTGGGCCATCCGAGATATGAGATTTATGACGGGCCTTGACGAATACGAGACGAACAACGTCGGCAAGACCCGCCGCACCGCGACCGAGGTAGAACAGATCAGGCAGGCAGGGGGAAGTAGAGCCGCCAACGACGCGCAGAGCTTCGAGAACTTCTGCGCCGAGATTGGGATGGACTTGCTCGACCTGATGATGCAGTATTCGCAGAAGATACAAAGCATCCCGATCTACGGGCCGAACGACAACGTAGTGGACTGGGGGAACTTCTCGGCCGACGACATCAAGGGCGACTATATGATTGATGTCTACATCGGCAGCACGCAGCCCAAGAGCAGCAGCGATATGCAGCAGACCTATGCTTGGCTGATGCAGACGCTGGCTCCCTTCGGGCAGCAGCCGGACCCCACCACCGGGCAGCCGATGATAAATATGCGGGCTTTGGTCAAGGGTCTCTTGCACTGCTTCCCCGACATCCACAACGTAGACGAAATTCTCACCCCCGCCGCCCCGCCCCCGATGCAGGCCCCACCGCAGGCCCCAGGGCTTCAACCGGGTCTACCACTCCCACAGGGGATCGGGCAGATGATGCAGCCGCAGTCGGCGGGAGGGATGCAATGACGGAACAACTCTATGATGGGCCTCTTGATGGTGAGGTAATTCCGAGAACCGGAGCAGTGTTCTACTCGGATACTCGCTGCCCCCTATCCTACATCCGGCGCAGGGACGGCAGGCTCTACTACGCCAGCAGCCGTTGGGATTTGAAATGAACATCTCCGTCGGTCCTGTCGTGGTCCTCGGAGATTTGCACTGCCCCTATGTAGACAAAGCGGCTTTCGCTGTGACGTTGCAGGTAATCCAGGCTATAGGACCCACCGCAGTCGTCATCAACGGGGACGCGGTTGACAACTATCAACTCTCTAGGTTCGCTCAAGACCCGGAGCGACTGACGGCCTTGCAGGCCGACCTCGATAGCTGCCAATCGTGCCTCCGTGAGATTAGGGATGCGGCCCCGGAGGCGACCCTGTTCTACACCGAGGGCAACCACGAGAACCGTCTTACTCGTCTCAAGTGCAAGCTCCCCGAACTCTCCTCGATCTCCTCGCTGACGATGCCCGCGCTGTTATCGCTCGATAAACTCGGTATAACCTGGGTTCGGGAGCACGAACCGCTACTCTTCGGGGATTGGCTAATTATGCACGGCAACAGCGTGTGCTCGAAGGGCGGCGCGACGGCACAGAGGATGATTGATCGCTACGGCTGCTCGGGGATCAGCAACCACGTTCACCGACTGGCGCAGGTCTCGCGTTCGGTCTACGGTCGGCAGATGACCTGGGTAGAGAACGGCTGCCTCTGCAACCCCGAGCAGATGCGCTACTCGGACCTGTTCGACTGGCAGCAAGGGTTCGCGGTTTTGCACCGAGACCACAAGGGCGGGGATGTCTTCCCCGAGATTGTGCATATCAAGAACGGAAAGACCCGGTATCAAGGCGCAAACTACAGCGCGTAAGGAGGCGGTATGGCACTCGCGGCAAGTAACTTTAGTAAGTTCACCAAACAGTTCATCGGTAACAGCCGTTACCTCTTCAGCGTCCTCTACACCGGCCCCGCTTCCTATGCGGCCCCCGAGGTGCTGACGCAGGCCATCTGCCGGTCGGCCCTGGAAGGCATCGGGCAGGTTGACTTTATGATCCCCTCCCCGGCCTTCAATGGAAGTGGCGGCTCGGTAGAGGTGCAGTTCGAGCCGACCAACACCGGGGGGAATGTGGGGAACATTCGGTTTATGAACGCCACTCAGTCCCACCTTCACAACCTCCTCGTCAAAGGGGGGTTGACGATTGCTGATGCAGCGGGGACCAGCGCGGCAGGCGCGGCCTTCGGCAAGGCATCGGCCAGTGACGAGACGGTGGTGAGCAGCGCATCGGCGGGGGGCGTTGTGGCCGCAGCAGCGGCAGCAGCGTCGACCGAGGTGGCCTCTACCACGAACCTTTCGACTTACACTTGCTGGTTTGTTGGGCAAGGGGTCGAGTAACTTAAAACAGGGAACAAGCGCAAGCACTCCCAAGGAGATACAACGTGCCTTTCAGCGAAATTATGGCCGAAGTTAACGGCGCAGACGAGGCGGACAATTCCGATTTGGAAACCCTCCCCGTTGCTGATGATGACGGCCAGAGTGAAGAAGAAGTTGGCGAAGACGATAACTCGCAAGAGACCGTCCCCGATGCTGGCTTCGACCCGAACAGTTTGACCGACCCGCAACTTCAGGCAGCCTATAAGCAGATGCAGGCAGCCTTCACCCCGAAGCTGCAAGAGGCTGCGGTCCTTCGGCAGCAGTATGGCGATCTGGAGCCGACCGTCGTTGAGGCGGTGCGCCAGTATCAGACCTTGCTAAAGTCGGACCCCTTCGCCGCTCGTGAGTATCTCGCGCAGCAGCAGCAGGCGCTCGAACAGCACCTGGGGGTTCAGCAGCAGCAGGCAAACCCTTTCGCTGGCGTGGAGCCCCTGACCCAGACCGAGAAAGCCTTGCTTGAGGCCGGTCAGGTGATGTGGCAGCGCCAGCAGCAGTTAGAACAAGTCGCAGCACAGCATAAGTTCGCACGCCAACAAGAAGTAGTCGAGCGCCAGTTCGCTCAAATCGAGAGCAAATACAAGACGACCATCCCCCTGGAGGAGCGTCACGACGTTTGGAACTTTATGAACCGGAGCGGTATCCGTGATGTGGATGTCGCCTGGAAGGCTCTGAACTTCGATAAGGCAACGCAGATGGGACGGGCGAAGGCTGCCCAAACGGTGACGAAGAAGCAGCAGCAGCCGCAGCCCCCGGCGGGGAAGCAGTCACGCTCGGCCCCGGCCGCAGCGGCCGGGGGTAAGGGGATTGGCGGATACTTCGAGGAGGCGTCGAGCAAGTTCGGGGGCTAACCCCCTAAAGGCTCACGCAATTGGCCTCACCTAATAGTAATTTCGATCAGGTTGTAACCACTACACTTCACAATTACCTCTCTAAAGAGTTGGCCGATAACATCTTCGGCGCTCTCGTCCTGACCAAGTGGCTGATGAACAACGGCCGCAAGAAGCCCGCTGATGGCGGCGACTTTCTGCTTGAGCCCCTGCTCTACGGAAAGAATACCACGGTCGGCTCTTACGACGCTTACGATCCCATCGACACCACGGCACAGACCGGGATCACGGCCGCGCAGTTCAACTGGAAGCTGCTGGCAGGCTCGGTGACTTACTCTCGCGTTGAGGCCCTGAAGAACAACAGTAAGAGCAAAGTCATTGACCTGCTGGAGCAGAAGGTGGTCCAGCTTGAGGAGAGCCTTCGGGACGAGTTCAATACCGAGGCGTTCTCCGACGGCACGATCAACAGCGGCAAGGGCATTACGGGTTTGCAGGCGATCATCACGGCATCGGGCACCTTCGGCGGGATCAGCCGCAGCACCTATCCCTGGTGGCAGGCGCAGCGGGAAGACACCGCTGAGGCGCTGAACGAGCCCCGGATGCGGACGATGTTTCACAACTGCTCCAAGAACCTGACCAAGCCCGCCATCCTCATCACCACGCAGAGCTTGTTCGAGAAGTATACCTCGCTCGTGCAGCCCTCCCTTCGCATCCAGAATACGAAGTTGGCGGACATTGGTTTCCAGAACCTCGAATACCAGGGCGTGCCGATGGTCTGGGACGACGCCTGCCCGACCGGCTGGATGCTGTTCCTTAATTGCGCTTAGAATGATACACTAAGTGTATGGGGTCACTGTCAGATATGGAATTGGCTTATATCGCGGGTCTCTTCGATGGAGAGGGGTGCGTTGCCATAACGCGCCACTTTAAGAAGCTCGACGGGACGAAGAGACCTTGTGAGATGTATACGTTGAGGGTTCAGGTCACGAATGTCGATCCCCGTGTTATCTTGCCGCTTCGGGAGAAGTTCGGCGGCTCTCTGCACATCACGAAGCATAAGAGCGCAAAGCAGCGGGATACACACGTATGGATTTCCACTAGCCGCGTAGCCCTGGAGTTCCTGAAGGCCATCCGGCCCTGGCTTGTCGCCAAGGCGCAACAGGCCGATATCGCCATAGACTTTCAGGAGTCCAAGTTCCGGCACGGTGGAAGAGGGAAGACGCGGGTGACGCGGGAATACCGGGAGCGGGAACGGCAGCAGTATGCCGAGATTACCGCCCTCAAGTTCTGCACCTTCAACCCAACTGACTTTGAGACGGCTGCGAATTCGGGGGACACCCAGAACGGGCAATCCCGAGCCAAGCA